ACTGCTCAAAGGATAGGTAGACTACTAAGATTAAATCCAAATGATGTAGCTACTTGTCATATACTATGTTATGCAAATACTGTAGATGAACGTTGGGTTGACTCAGCATTGAAATCATTTGATAAAACAAAAATTAAATACAAAAAATAAATTAATATAACTATGTTAGATTCAGAAACAATAAGAGAAATATCAGAAACTATAGGACAACATTATATAAATGCAACTAAAGAAAATGAATTTACATTAAGATTTGGTTATTGGCGTAGAATTAGTAAAAGTGATTTACAGTTTACATTACCTGCTCATTATAAAGTAGAAGAACAAGAAGTTCATGAAGATGAAGACTGTGGTATATTATATGATTATTTAATAACTAAAAAATAAAAAGATGAGCATAAATGAATTTGTAAAAACAATATTTCACCTAATGATAGGTTTAATATTTGGTGCAACCATTTCTGGTATTATTATGGATCATAATAATGAAGAAGGTATAACTTTAAAAACAACTGTATTTCAACCTGAATATAATCACAGAGTTGATATTGTTACAGCAGCATTAGTATGTGATACTATTCAATCAGATATATATTTTTTATGGTATAAAGATCAAATGTTTGTACCAAATACTTTACTAGAAGAATATTAATTATTATGGGAAAAATGAAAGAAATATTTATGGACATGATCCGTAAAGAATATAATGGAGATCATGATGCCTACACAGAAGAATTAGCAAGACAAACCTGTGAAGAGTTTATAGAAGAAGATGCACCATGTCCTAATTGTTATCAAACTAACTTAATGAGGAATGAAAAAAATGCTGTATGTGAATCATGCGGTCAAGCATTTGTGTATGTAGAAAATAATTTAAGATTTATATAAAATATGAAAAAGTTATTATTAATTGCATGTGTTGTGCTTACATCATGTGCATACAGTCAAGAATTTACAAGAGCATTTTTACATGCAAATATGGTATTCTCAGAGGATTCCGTTGTAAACTATGAATCATCTAATGCATTTACATTTAACGTAGATGGTAACTCAATAAAGTTTTTTGGACATAGTGGTGAAATAAGAAGATATATATATTTAGAAGTTGATTCAGATTTAAAGGATGGCAACGGTGATGATTATAGCATTATAAAAACAATTAGGGTTGGTTCATCAGATATTTGGTATTTTTTTATATATAAATATAATGTGTCTATGTATTCTGCAGAAGTAGATTTAGTAATTAATTTTTATAATTTGAAGAATTATTAATTTCATAATGTGGAAAAATATTTATATATTTATAATGTAAGAATGTTATAAAAATTTATATTAACGGTTAAATGAATAATTACGGGTATACTTGGAGAATAATAATAATTATTTTTTCTATGTTATACCCTTTTTTATGTTTATTATTAGCAGGTTATAATAAATCTTTATCATCTTATTGGGGATCATCTGTAGAACCCATTTTTATAATAGCAAATATATTAGTATCCTATTTTTTCTTTATTACAAAAAATTGGAAAATACCAGCTATATTCTTAATCCTTGTTACAGCATTTAATAACATTTTATATCCAACTATACATAATATCTTTGCAATATGTTTCTTCCTGGGGAGTTTTGCATCATTGTTTAATAGTAAAAGGTATATAGTACTTAAGGTATTATATTTAATTGGTGCTATTATGATGATAATAGATTTATTAGTAGGAGAAATAATATGCATTTTAGCAATAGGTTTATATCATACTTTTAAACTAAACAAACTAAACAAACTAATAACAATGAAGAAGTCAACAGTTATCAGTAATACAAAAGATAAAATAGGTAGTAATAAAATGGAATCTTTTACCTGCACAATATGTGATGAAAGTATTTTTGGAATTGCAAATGATCCCAAACCTATAAAATCAGATGGTGAATGTTGTGATAGTTGTTTATTTAAAGTTGTAATACCAAAAGCAATACAAAATATTCCAATAAAAAGATAATCAACAACTAAAATTATGGTAAGAGTTATATGTATTGATGATAAAAATAAACCAAGTATCATCCCTAAATCAAAATGGTTAAAAGAAGAAGAAGAATATAATGTTATTATGGTACATACTTCTTTACACAAGGACTCAAAAAATGTACTTATGTTTTCATTAGCAGAAATTGATATTTCTGACTGTGAGCCTTATGGAGCTTTTAAAGCAACCCGGTTTGCCATCCATAAGGATGATATTAAAGCATTACAACAGCTTGCAAAAGACTGTACTGAGTTAAATGATATAGATATAACTACGTTAACAGAAGAATTAAAACTAGCATGATGAAAGATAACTTTTTTGTAAATGCAAAAATAAAAGATGGAAAGCTTCATTTCCCTATAAAAGCTCAAGAAAGTAGGTATATTAAATTTCTTAATCAGTTTCCTGATGATACAAGAATTGAATTATTTGTTGGAGCTAATAATGGAAAAGGTAGTGTAGCCCAACTAGCATACATTCACTCTATGTGTAGAGAAATAGCTAATGAAATTGGTTATACATTTGAAGAAATTAAACTCCAAATAAAAAGAAAAGCAGGTTTATGCTTCACAAAGGATAATACAGAATACTGTAAGTCTTTTGGTAAGTGTGATAAGTCAGAATTAAACATGGTAATTCAAACTTGTTTAGAAATAGCAGACTTTAATGGTATGCAATTAAGATAAACTCTTATTGATAGTCTCTTGAATCTTATTCATTTTCTTAAACGCTTCTTCTTTTTTACCTTCTAACAACAAGGATAAAGATTCTTTAATATCTTCTTTATTAACCTCAACATTAACTTCCTCATGTAGTTTTTGCTCAATAGCATGACCTTTAAAAAGTTGCTGTAATGCGAATATTGTATACATATGTACTTCAATAGATGTTAGCTGTAAGTCTTCAGTATCACCTTTTATAATAGACTCAAACTTTTTAAAAATATCAGGTATAGTAGCAGGATCTTCTACTACGTCCAAGATAAAATACATGAGCAAGGATTCTAAACCATTAATAAAAGAAGTATTCACTTCTATATTTTTAATGTTTTTAGAGAAATCATAAGTAAGTGTAGAATTTTTAGTATCAGACATTTTAATATTATTTTTTACAAATATAAATAAATTATGGAAAATATCAGCATTAATATAAAAGAAAAAAAAGAATACTTTATACCTCTTCTAGAAGAATCAGGTTGGGATATTGTTAAAAAAACTGTAGAAAGTTCTCAGTTTGATGAGATTATTATAAAACTAGTAGATCAAGTTAATAAAGATAAAAGATTTACACCAATATATAAAGATATATTTAATGCATTTTTAGAATGTCCTTATGAAAAACTAAAAGTTGTATTTGTTAGTCAAAACCCTTATCCTAAATTAAATGTTGCAGATGGTATATCTTTTAGTTGTTCTTATACTAAAAAAGAAGAACCCTTTTTAAAATATATTTTTGATGAAATAGAAAAAACAGTATATAGTCCTTTAATTGGAGAAAAAAAATCAAAATTATTAAGACCAGGATATAACCCTGATCTAAAAAGATGGTCCAATCAGGGAATACTTATGCTAAATACAGCATTAACATCACAAATAGGTAAAATAGATTCACATTATAGTATATGGAAATTGTTTATGACTTACTTATTTGATTGCTTAAATCAAAGAAATGATTTAATATTTGTATTGATGGGTCAAAGAGCAGAAGAATGGGAAATAAAATTAAACAATAATAAAATCATTAAAGTTTCACACCCAGCAACTGCAGGTTATGGATACAATAAATGGGATTCAAATGATTTGTTTAATAAAGTAAATGAATACTTAAAATCACAAGAAAAATCCACAATTATTTGGTAGTTTTTTTGTAATTTTATAAAACTTTAAAACATGAATAAAGAAAAAATAGAAAATATATCTAATGATATAAATAACTTTATAAAATCCATTAAAGATAAATATGGTATAAAGCTTGATTTAAATATAGATGATGTAATTAAAAAAGATTTTGATAATAGAATGAAGATAACATTAAAAGAATTACATGAAATTATCATAAAGACTGCAGAAAAATATAATCCTGATATATTAAATGAATTAGATTTTAGTACAAGAAGAAGACCAACAATAAATTATTCTCATTGTTTTGCTTATATAGCTGATAAATTAGGATATAAAAAAGTGGAAATTGCAAAGTATATGAATAAAAATCATGCAACAGTTATTAATTCAATAGTTAGAGCAAGAGCTTTTATTCAAATTAAAGATTCGGAATTTACAACAACTTATAATTCAATACTAAATACTTATAAATATTATGTGGGAAATGTTTCAGAAGATGTTAAAGAAGAAATTAACACCTAATCAATGCTTTTTATTATTTAGTATTTATAATAATACTACACCCAGTACATATAATGAACAAGACTATAATGTTCTTATTGATACAGGTTATATTAAAGAAAAGAATATTACAAATAGTGGATTACAAATTATTACACAGCTAGATAATTACTTTAAGATTAATAAGAAGAGAACTGAAAAAGAATTATTAGGTAAAAATGGTTTAGAAACTATTAAAATATATCGTGAGGTGTTTCCAAAAGGTAAATTACCATCTGGTGTACCTGCTAGAAATAATATTAAAACACTTACAGAAAACTTTAGATGGTTTTTTAGTGAGTATGATTACTCTTGGGATGAAATTATAAAAGCAACTAAGATGTATGTAAATGAGTATAGAGATAACCAATACATGTATATGCAAAATAGTCAATACTTTATTTCAAAGCAAGATAAGCATAAAGTAAAAACTTCAAAACTCTCAGATTATTGTGATATGATATGTGACGGAGTAACTACTGAAGAAGAATACTTTAAAGAAAAAGTAGTATAATGTAGATGATATGTTTGTTTTAACCAGCACTACACGTGAAAACACATGGTAATGATGGTAATTATTGGCAATGTATAGTTAACACCTAAAATAATAGATTATGAAATTAATTTTATGCAAGAACTGTCAAGATATAGTTCGATTGATGCAAGATGAAGAAAGGTTTTGCAAATGCGGTAAATGTAGCGGTAAATATACTGACAACTTAAACGCTTGGTATAAAGGTGGAGATGATGTAATTCCTTTAGGGTTTGCAAATAGTAGCTTCATAAGCGCACTACGTAACCAGCCTAAAGAAGGTTGGGGCGAAAACTTCACAGCGTTTGTGATTCCTGAAATTTGTGATACTTTTAAAAAGATAAAGTAAAAGGTCACAAAACGTTACCTTAGAAAAATAAGAGCCTAATAAACAAAAAGATATGAAATACGAAATATTTTTAAGGTTAATAATGACCTACAAGAAAGCAGAAGAGAATACTTACCATTGGTATGAGTTTGGAATTGACTTACATGAGGGTAAATATCCAATAGCACCTTATCTATACGATTTGATGATAGCTGGATTTGAATCAACCTATAATAAAGAGGGTATAGATTGGATTTCTTGGTTTATATTTGATAATGAATACGGTAATAAAGACTGGAATAATACTAAATCTATGAAAGACAATGGGGATGGTACGTGCAAAGAAGTAAAATCTGATGGGTTTGGGGCCCATTGTAAAGATGGAAAACCTATAGCATATTCTTATGAATCTCTTTGGGAACTATTAGAGGCAGATTATAAGTTCAAATAAACTAGGAGATACAAAGAGACAATAAAAATTATGAGAAAAAATAAATTAAATGAATAAACCAAAAGAAGCATGGGAAGGTCAATTTTCTGCCTTTAATGAAGCATTAAAATATATGCTTGGTAGACAAAATGGGACTGAAAAGTCTATATATACACCTTGGGCTAAATTTAATGATGCGGCCACTGATGGTTTAGAATGGAATACTCTAACTGTACTTGGAGGAAGACCAGGTTCAGGTAAAACTTTAATTAAAGATCAAATAATAAGAGAATCATTTATTTTAAATCCTAAAGAAGACTTTAGAGTTCTTGAGTTTCAATTTGAAATGGTTGGCAGAACTTCAGCTATTAGAGAGTTTAGTTCTATAACTGGTAAAACATATAAAGAACTATGTAGTGCTGGTAGTGTATTAACTGCAGATGTATTTAATACTTGTCATATGTATGCTAAAGAAAGAGTAAAATATCCTGTTGATATTGTTTCAACACCTATGACTGTAAATCAAATGCGTGAACAAGTTGATCAATATATGAATCATCACAAAGGTAAAAAAACTATAATAACTTTGGATCATACAATGTTAGTAAAAAGAGCTCCATATCAGAACAATACATTAGATATGATGTTTGAATTAGGTGAATTTTTTACACAATGTAAAAGAGATTACCCATGTTTATTTATTGCTTTATCACAACTTAACAGAAACATTGATAATCCTGATAGAGCAATTGATGGTAAATATGGTAATTATATTCTTGAATCAGATATATTTGGATCTGATGCCATGCTTCAACATGCTGATATGTTAATTGGTATTAACAGACCCGCTAAACAAAAGATTAAATTTTATGGTCCAGATAGATATATCATTGATGATGATAGAACTCTTGTCTTACACTTCCTTAAAGCAAGAAACGGTGATTCAAGAATGAGTTTTTTTAAAGCTAAATTTGAAAAAATGCAAATAGAAGAAATGCTTACACCAGAAATGCAACAAAGAAGGTAAAATTATGAGAGATCAATACATAGTATACATAGGTAACGAAATTATAGAATGTTTTTCTAAGGTTGAAGAAGCTAAGGTAAAGTATAATAGTTTACCTTCAGGTAAAGGCAAGAGACCATCTTTGCGTAGACAATTAGTAAAAGAACAGATGATAATACAAGATAAAAGATAAAATGAAAGACTTAATAAATTTAATAGGAGAAAACAAACATAAAGTTTCATCAGAAAAATTAGATGAAATGATGATTACATATCTCAATAATTATATAAATAAAATACCTAATGATTATACTTTAGGTTTTAAATTTAGAAAAGATGTATTACATCTTTTTGAATTATTAAAAAAAATTAAACTGATAAGAGATAAAGTTAAAATATTAGATTGAAATAAATTTAAAAATATGACACCAACAGAAAGAAAAAGTAAAGTTGCAAAACTAAGAGAAGAACATGAAAATTATTTTCAAAGTATTGGAAATATAAATGCATTATATATACCCAAAATGGCATATAGACCCAGTGGTAAAGATGAGTTACATGTAAGTTTTTTCCCAAGTGAATTAAAAAAAGGAAAGGATATATATATTGAATTTGTTGATATTGATTATAATTCAGAAGATTTAAAAAGAACATTATATCTTTTAAAATATAACGCATATTGGGAAAAAGAATATGAACTTAATACGTCTAGTTCTGGATTTGAAAGACATTTTATACCCGTTAAAGAATTAATGACTATTAATGATGTGATTTCTAGAAATTCTGAACCTAAACAATTAACATTAGATGATGACTTTAGTAAAATTAAAAATCCCGATGATAGATCTGTAGTAGATGTATTAATAGGAATAGAAAAAGCTTTATTAAGCATGAATGAAAAACTAAATAAAATTAAATAGAATGGCAACAAGTACATTAGTAATTGCAGACTCAGGTTCAGGTAAGTCTACATCAATTAGAAAATTAAACCCTGAAGAAACATTTATAATTAATATTGCTAATAAACCTTTACCCTTTAAAGGTTGGAAGGGTAAATATAAGCAAATAAGTAAAGATAATCCGTCTGGTAATTTAACATCCACTTCTACAGCTATAGGGATTATGAAAGCTTTAAAACATGTTAATGATAAAATGCCTCATATAACAAATATTGTTGTAGATGATTGGCAATATATGTCCAGTTTTGAATATTTTGATAGAGCAAATGAGAAAGGTTATGAAAAATTTACTCAGATAGCTTCTAACCTAGCACAGGTTGCAAAAATGCCAAAAGATCTGAGAGAAGATTTATATATTTTCTTTTTGACTCATTCAGAAGAATCAACTGATGTTAATGGTCATAGAAAACTAAAAGCAAAAACTGTTGGTAAAATGATAGATAATGCTTTAACTTTGGAAGGCTTATTTTCTATAGTTTTATTTGGTAAAGCTATTAAACAAGAAGATGGTACTATTGAATATTTATTTGAAACACAAACAAATGGAGAGAATACCTGTAAATCACCAATGGGAATGTTTGACAAATTAACAATCCCAAATGACCTTCAATATGTAAAAGAATGCATATTGGAATATGATAAATAATATTAAATAATTAATTAAAAAAAAGTTTATGTTAAATACAAAAGACATGTCTGCTGGGTCAGGCAAAGTAAAACCAGTTATTTCTATTGGTAATCAAGTTATTAAAATCAATAATGTAACTTTAGATCAAACACCATATGATAGTGATGCATATAATGTAACACTTCATGTAGAAAGTGAACCAATTCAGGGTGAATTTAATGGATTTTTAAGAGATATGAATAAGCCAGATGGTGAACGTTACACAGGTCAAGTAGGAAGGGTTAGATTTTCCCCTTATGCATATAAAGATACTACATTGCCATCAGGAAGAGAAGTACAAAAAGATACTGAAATTTTAAAAGGTATGATTTTTATAAGTGAAGTATTAGGTAAAAGATCAGAACTAGATATGATTGAAGCTGATACAATTGAAGAATTTGTAATAGCATGTAACAGTCTATTCAAAAATAGTGCATTCATTAATGCCTGCATAGGTGGTAGAGAGTGGGAAAACAAAGAAGGTTACACTAACCATGACCTGTTCTTACCTAGACTATCTAAGGATGGTGTACCTTTAGAAGCTTTGAATACAGAAAATTCTAGACTTCTAACATACAATAAAGCAGATCACTTGAAAGAGTTAAAAACTAAAGAAACTTCAACAGTTGATTCTTTTGAGCCAAGTGGT